CGATTTCATGAAGAGCACCCTGATGGTGGTGGTGATGATTGGCCTGGCTGTGTATCTGGCCGCGAATGTGTCGATGGGGGTGAAGTGATGGGTAATTACACACAGGGTCCTTGGAAGCTGTACCGCAATGATCAGTCTGTCGGAGATGCCAGAGGCTATGCGGTATGCGATGTGTGGCCGCGTGGTGATGACGGCATGGCCAGTGAAGAAGGCAAAGCCAACGCCCGCCGAATCGTGGCCTGCGTGAATGCGTGCCGCAACCTATCGAACGATGAGCTTGAGCAAAAAGGGATTGTTACCTCCATTAGTGCCAGATTTCTTGCCGCTGAACGGTCGCGCGACGAGCTGCTGGCGGCGCTGGAGCTGATGGTTGCAATCCATGATGAGCCATCTGGCTTTTCTGGTAAGTACGGGAAAGCCCTAGACGATGCGATTCAGGCCCAAGAAGAAAAGATCGACGAGAGACTTCTTATGGCCCGCACCGCCATAGCCAAAGCCAAAGGCGGTGCAGCATGAACATGACCGCACTGACCAATCCGGTGATGAGCAGCCTCGAGATCGCCGAGCTGACAGGCAAAGAGCACAAGAACGTGATGGCCGATATCCGCCGGATGCTGGTGGAAATTCAATCGGCTGAAAAGTTAGCTGATTACAAGGATGGCCTTGGCCGCACCCAGCCATGCCTGTTGTTGGACAAGGAGGAGACTATTTGCCTGGTCTCCGGCTACAGCGCCGCGCTGCGGATCCGCATCATTCGCCGCTGGCAGGAGCTGGAGCAGCAGGTCCACCAGCCCGCCATGATGATCCCCCAGACGCTGCCGGAGGCGCTGCGGCTGGCTGCCGAGCTGGCAGAGCAGAAGATGGCGCTGGAGCGCAAGGTGGCGCTGGATGCCCCGGCCGTGGAGTTTGCTAAGCAGATCGCCAGCATCGAGAAGGGGATCACCCTGTCGGCATTCGCCAAGACCGTTGGCCTGGGACCCACCAAGCTGTTCGGCATGCTGCGCGAGCGCAAGATCCTGATGAGTTGCCGGGGGGAGCGCTGGAACCTGCCGATGCAGGAGTTCGTGGACCGTGGTTACTTCGCCACCCGGGAGAGCACCTTTGAATCGAACGGGGAGAAGCGGATCAGCTTTACCCCGCTGATTACCGGCAAGGGCCAGCAGTGGCTGGTGGAGCGGTTGATCCGTGATGGCGTACTGCGCGGGGTGGCGGCATGACATCAGAGCGAAAAGTTATCGCCTTGGTTGGCTGCAGCGTTGGTAAAACAACATCACTCAACCTCGCCGCACTCCAAGAGCAAGACCGCCAGCGCATCGAGCTGGAGAAGCAGGCTCATCTGCTGCTCTGGCGACGTTGCCGCAACGATATCAGCCGGCAGGATGTGATTGCCGCTATTGAGGCGGTGGACGAACAGCACCGCGAGTGGTTCCGGCAGTTGCTCAACCAGATACGGAGCGCCGCCCAGTGACCACCAGCAACGCTGTGTTTGTGGAGGATATGGGTCTGGCCCTGGTGCAGCTGGGTGACAACCTGGCTGCCACCCAGCGCCATCTGGCTGGGCATCCTGTTCGGCTGGTGCGCGACCATCGCGCTGATCTGCTGCGTCAGTTCCCCGAGCTGGTGGCCGCCCTTGCCCGTGCAGAGGTAGTGAATGCCGCCGGTGGCGAGTTGCTGACTGCCAATGCCGGGCACTGCGTGATCGGCCATGACTGCGCCGGGGAGTCGGTCAGCGCGGAGGTTGAGGGGGTCCACCTGCCGCTGTGCTGGCACCACGACAACGAGCGCCACGATGGGCAGTTGCCGATCTCCCTGGCTGCGGTGGCTGAATGGGTTGCCCGGGTGGTGCTGCAGAAGGTGGCGGGCTGGTGCGGGGTGTCTCAGCTCGATCTGGGTGTGCGGGATCTCTGTTGGTGGGCGACCGTCTACAAGGTGCAGCACTGCCTGCCAACCGCCGTGTTGCGCGATGCCTGCCGCTTGCCGCCGCTTGAGCCTGAGCGCGTGCTAGTGCCTGGGCGTGGCTACAAGGAAACCGATGCCAGATACCGCGTCAACCAATCCAAGCTGCTGGCGGATGATCCGCTTGCCGAGCTGCGCCCACGTATCAAGGCCAAACCGGCCATTCGCCATATCAACCCTGAGCCCGCCGCCCTGTTTATGGGCAAGCCGAAGCGCCAGCGCTGGGAGTGCTCGGCATACCTGGCCTTTGTGCGTCAGTTGCCCTGTGTGATTACCGGAAGCCGCGAGGGGGTGGAGGCGCACCACGTAGTGGGCCACGGCATGAGTGTGATGGGCAGCAAGGCCCATGACCTGATGGTGTTCCCGCTCGCCCACCAGCCGCACATGGAGTTGCATCAGGTCGGTTGGAAGGCCTGGGAGGCCAAGCACGGTTCGCAGCTGCAGCATGTCATCAACACACTGGAGCTGGCCTGCTCCTTGGGAGTGTTCAATGAAAAAGCCTGAGTCATTCACCGTCACCCTGCCGTGGCCACCTTCAACCAACCGGATCTGGCGCAATGTGGCGGTGAAGGGCAAGCCGCGCACCCTGCTCAGTGAGGAGGGGCGCCGGTACCGCACCAATGCGGCCCAGATGTGCATGCTGGGCGGGGTCAATAACCGCCAGCTGGCCGGCCGCCTTGCGGTGTCGCTGGTTGCCTGCCCGCCCGATCGCCGGGCGCGGGATCTCGATAACGTGCTCAAGGCCACTCTGGATGCCCTGACCCATGCCGGGGTGTGGCTGGATGACAGCCAGATCGATCTGTTGAGCGTGGAGCGCGCCCAGGTGGTGAAGGGCGGCGAACTTCGGGTGACCATTTCAGTGAAGGAGGCGGCATGAGGAGCGCGCTGGCCGTGAAGGAGGCGGCATGAGGAGCGCGCTGGCCGAGTTGCCCCGCAGTGTGCGGGAGATTGCCGAGGTGATCGGGGTGGAGCGGGCGCTTTACCTCGTTGGCCAGCTGCCGCGCTGCTATGAGCGCGATCACCGCTACCCTGGCGCCAAGCGCTCTTGCGTGATCCTCTATGTGCCAAAGACCCTGCGCCCCGATCACCCGCTGGTGACCATTCTCGGCTGGCCGGATGCTGACAAGCTGGTGAAGGAGTTCGGCGGGGAGATCCTTCAGCCAGGCAACTGCATGGACATCTACCGCCGGTTTCGGGATCAGGCCATCGTGAAGATGCTCAAGGATGGCACCCCCTCTGCCTATATCGCTGAAATCATGGGGCTGTCTGAGCGTCAGATAAGAAATCTGGCGCGGGCAGAAATCCCCCAAGAGGATAGCAAAGCTGCAATTGGCAACACTCCGAGAGGTAAGAGCACCGGAGCTATACCAATGAAAAACAACATGGGGGCCCGCACAGCATGGGCCTGATAGAGCGAATCCTCACAAATGCCGAGTGGGCCCTCGCGGGCCTTATCGGCGCCTTGGTGGCCGTCCCTTTCCATGAAGAACTGCGCACCTGGAAGGGGCGCGTGGTCTTTATCGGTACCGGTGCGGCTTGCGCCTACTTCACCACGCCTCTGGCAATCAGCATGTATAGCATCGACCCCGGCCTAGCCGGTGGGGTCGGCTTTCTGCTGGGTGCCTTTGGCGGATCACTGCTTGCCGCTGGCCTGCGCACCATAAAGGGGCTGGACCTGGTAGAGCTGGTGAGGCAGCGCTTCAGTCGAACAGGAGGCGGTCAATGATGTTCATCAACTCCATCGCCGTGACGGCCATCGTGCTGTGGGCATTCTGGTGCTGGTTGTCGCCAGATATCCATGATGGGCTCATCGGCAAGATCCTTTGTCTATTGCTGATGCTGGCTGCGTTGGGGGTGTTGAGCAATCCCGGGCAAGAGGCGGAGGTGCTGCTGAATGTGTCAGTGGCATCGCTCGCCATCCGCCATTGGTGGATGAAGACCTATTACCCACGGGTGCGTGAGTTTGTGCTGAGACATCTCAGGTGCAAAAACTGCCCCAATAAGCCGGAGTGAGCATCATGAAACTGTCACAGCACGGCGTTGCCGTGGCCCATTACTTCGAACAGTGCAAGCTGAAAGCATACCCTGACCCTGGCAGCAAGAACGGCGAGCCCTGGACGATTGGCTGGGGGCATACTGGCCCAGAAGTCAAACCCGGTCTGGTATGGATGCAGGAACAGGCTGATGCCGCGTTCCTGGTGGACGTGACCCGCTTCGAGCGTGATGTGCTGTCGCTGGTCAAGGTGCCACTGACCCAGGGTCAGTTCGATGCCCTGACGCTGTTCGCCTACAACGTCGGCTCTGACATTGACGCCGACACCATCGCCGAAGGCCTGGGAGACTCCACCCTGCTGCGCAAGCTGAACGCCGGCGACTATGACGGCGCGGCGCTCGAGTTCCGCAAGTGGAACAAGAACGACGGCAAGGTGATGCGCGGGCTGACCCGCCGACGTGCTGCCGAGGAATGCCTGTTCCGTGGCATGGCCAGTGCTGATGCCATTCAGAAGGGAGTGGCAGCAGCATGATGTATGCCCTTTCCCGCCGAATCCTTCCCTACCTGCTGGTGATAGCCGGCTTACTGGCCTGCCTGTGGTGGGCCTATAGCCATGGCGTCAGCGTCACCACCACAGAGTGGCAGGGCAAGTGGGATAAGCAGGCGCTAGAGCTGTCTGAGGCCAAGACCAAGGCCGTGATACTGGTGCGAGAGGAAGAGCAGCGCCGGCAATCCTCAATCAACAAGGTACGAGAAGATGCAGAAAAACAGATTGCCCTGGCCGAGCGTGATGCTCTTGCTGCCAGTGATGCTGCTGCTGGGGTGCTCGAGCAAGCCAAGCGATTGGCAGCCAGAGCAGGTAAGTGCCCCGGCAATCCCTCAACTACCCAGCCAGGCCCGCCAGCAACCGAGCCCGGCGTGGTGCTCGCCGACGTGCTCGGCAGGGCTGACGCGAGAGCGGGGGAGCTGGCAGCAGCTTATGACCGCTCAAGAGCCGCAGGATTAGCCTGTGAGCGAGCCTACGACGCGCTGCTCGCTGGGCGGGTGAATCCATGACCTCGACCATGATTTTCGGGTGGGTCCTTCCTCCGGGGGGCTCCCCTGCGGGGGCATAACCTCCGCGATATTTGATATCTGCGTGGCCCGCCAGATAAGAATTTTTAATTATATCTCCCGCCTCGATAAGGGTGTGTTATGAAAGCCAAGCATGCCGGTCAGAACGTCAATAAGTCAGAGCTCTGCGTGATCATGGGTGTGAGTCCTCCGACCGTTGACGGCTGGACTCGCAACGGCTGCCCGATCACTCAGCGCGGATCCCGTGGGGTGGCCGCCACTTTCAATACTGCCGATGTGATGAAGTGGCTGCGTGACAAAGCCCGGGATGAAGGTCGAGGCACAGCTCAGGCGTCAGAGGAAGAGCTCAAGCTGCGCAAGTTGGCGGCGGAGGCCGAGAAGGCCGAGCTGGAGCTGGCGAAGGCAAAGGGGGAGGTTGCCCCGGTCCGTGAATTCGAGCGGGCCACCTCGGCGCTGATGGCGGTGATCCGCCAGAACGTGATGCAGGTGCCTGGTCGCGCCGTGATGCAGCTGATCGGCTGCAACGATGAAACCGAGTTCAAGTCCAAGCTGCGGGCCGAGTTGGTGCTGGCGCTTGAGTCTGCTGCAGAAGAGGAGTTGGCCCTCGATGACGACGAGGACCAGCCGGGATCGGATGACTAAGCAACACCAGTTCAGCAACCTGGTCGCGGTTGCTGAAGCTGTCAGGCGAGCCACGATCAACCTCATCCCTCCCGCCGACATCCTCCCGAGTGTCTGGGCAGAGCGCAACGTGCGCATCCCGGTAGGTAATGCCAAGCCTGGCCCGATCCGGTTTGATAACGCCCCACCGCAGCGTGGGATGATCGATGTCATCAAGGAGCCAGGGATCCGCCGCGTCTCCTACAAGCTGGCTGCCCAGCTGGGCAAGACCACCATTCAGCAGTGCATCACCGGCTTTCATATCGAGCATGAGCCGAAATCGCAGATCTTTGCCCAGCCATCTCAGGGGGATATCCAGACATTTCAGGAGACCAAGCTGCGCCCGATGCTGGAAGCTAACCCGCAGATCTCCAACAAGATGGCGAAGCAGCGGGGGCGGGAAGGGGTCAA